CGGGGAGCAGGATTAGAAGCGCCAACCGAGAGTCATCTTTGTTGTAGCAAGATTCTCTTCAGTTTTGGGAGCAGACTGGTAAAGGGCTGTGGCGGCATAGCGAATACCATACGACAAAAGAACTCCAATATCAGCAGTAGCGAGGGCGCTAATGCTTTGACCAGCCGTATTCCAGCTCTGCGAATTACCGGTTGTTGCGAAAGTGAAATGAGGATAATAATAGTTATATACTGCACCAGTAGCAGTCCAGAAAACAAATCTAGCTGCTAAGTCTAGCACGCTTACGATTGGTGCAGCTTCTAAACCTGTCATGAGAGCTTCGAGCGTCAACACACCACGTCTAACCGCAGTAAGATCAATAACCTTTCGGCCATTAAAATCTTGATTAACTTGTGGGTCTAAAAGGGGTGTGCTCGTGCCAGCCACTACGGTAGGCAGAACTCCGGCTATTTCGAAAATCCAGGTGTCATAGGCATCACTTTGAAGTGGAGTGGACAAAGTGAGAGATGAACTCTTTACAGGGGTTACGAGTTGAGGGGAACGAAATTCAACCTCATAATCCACCCAGACATCCCAGGTTAAAGCCTGGCTAGTATTGGCGGCAAAATTAAGGAAGCCTCCATAGACAGTACGCAACTCTTTGGATTGGGAGCCAGAGACATACTTCCAGAAACAGTCACCATGCATCAAGGAACTGTTTGCCTCTACAGAGAAGCCATCCCAGACATTAGATGCCCGAGCGCCTCCCGCAGAGGAAAACTGCTCAACTATCGTTGGTGCCGCGTCATCGACATCGTAGTCGATGAAGGCGTATGCCATACCAGAAGCAGTAGAAGGATTTCCAGAAACAAAACGAAACTTAAGCTTCTTAAAATGGTACTGCTCCCAACCGGTGGCTTGATAAGCCAACCAAGGAAAAACAGAAGTGTTGCGAGGATTGAGAACCCATCCATTTCCTGGGGACAACACCTTAAAACCGGTTGAGCCAGAAACAATAGATGCAAACATTTCACTATGAGAAACGGTCCTGCTCGTTGGTCCACCGGGACCACTAGAACCTGACTTTTGAGGAGCGTATTTAATTAAGGCTTTGGGCACGCTCCTATTACGGACCCTACGCCTTGGCGATTGCTGAACAGGGTTTGTAGCCCCCCTGTTTCTCCGGGCACCAGCCCCGGATTGCTTAGGCTTAACTTTTGATGTAGACGACATCAACGGGCACCCCCATCTGTACCCGTACCTCGAGGAGATACGGGATGGGCCGGTATGGGATTGCCTCTTCGAGTTATGTTAAGCTTAAGAGCGACTGGAGCTTTTGTGGGAGCTGGAGGACCAGTACTAAGTTGATTAACTGGTTTGACCTCAGCTCCCTTCTTCTTCCTTTTCCTATTACGTCTGACAGTGGACTTATTTAACTTAGTCGCTTGACCTGCCAGATCTCTAATTTGAGACTTGTGAACTATCACATTGCCTTTCTCAATCGGTTTCAAGGGCACACCGTTGAGGACCGCCACATCAGGAGTGGCTTGGGGTGAAATGGGTTTATTGGATTTATCAAACAACCCCAAGCTACTATCTAAATCATCCATCCAAGTTGCATATATATTGGTGAATGGACCTTCACTTATGGCTTTAGAGGCCCAATAGTTATCTGCATCATGAACACTACCTAAAGGGCCAAATTTCTGCTCTACTTCTTTAATATATCTCTGTACGAACGAAGTCTGTGGATCAGTGATCGAATAAGCTAATATTTTCTCTTTTAGCTTTTCAACGGGATCACACTGAGGATCATTGGTCCATGCCAAGCTTTTCCTAAGCCTTGCAGGGTCACAACAGTTGTTTGGTGAACCAGTGTACAATTCTCCGAAGTACCTACCCAAGAACGAGATAGGATCCCCGGGGACCTTAACACTAGCTTTTACTTTCAACCCCAAGCGCTGGACTGTGCGCTGGAAATTTTCAGGGTTCGGTGAGAGAGTTATTCCATCATCACCTCCATACAACCCTAAAAAGTCAAAAGCAGCCTCAACAGCGAGGCCTTCCTCTCGTAAATGGATAAAAGTCACGAGAGCGTTGACAACTGTGTTCATAGAGGAAGTTTCG